GTGGCCTCTATACCCTCGGCAATTTTTTGTACGTGGTATCGGGCGACCAACTTTACAAACTCAACTCAAACTACGTCCTGCAAGGAACGAACGACCTGTTGATGGAAACCGGGTCGTTTCTGCTGCTTGAAGACGGCAGCCGCATTCTTTTGCAAGACCAGAACAACGTTTCGTTGGGCGTGATATCGGGCACTGGCCCGGTGTCGATGGCGGACAACGGCACGCAACTTTTTGTTGCCGCGAATCCAGACGGATACATCTACAACACCGTCACGGATTCTTTCGCGCAGATCACCGACCCGGACTTCCCCGGTGCGGTGACTGTAGGTTATTTGGACGGCTATTTCGTGTTTAACGAACCCGACAGTCAGCGCGTGTGGGTCACGCAACTGTTGGATGGCTTGTCTATTGACCCACTTGACTTTGCTTCTGCCGAAGGCTCGCCCGACGGCTTGGTGTCGCTCATCATCGACCACCGCGAAGCGTGGCTCTTTGGCACGAACAGCGTTGAGGTCTGGTACAACAGCGGCGAAGCAGACTTCCCGCTGACTCGCATCCAAGGCGCGTACAACGAGATCGGCTGCATCGCGCCGTACTCCGTCGCCAAGATGGACAACAGCGTCTTTTGGCTAGGCGCTGACGCTCGCGGCCAAGGCATCGTCTATCGAGCAAACGGCTATCAAGGCGTGCGCGTATCGACCCACGCAGTTGAGTTTGCCATCCAGCAATACGGCGACCTGTCGGATGCTGTGGGGTACACCTACCAGCAGGACGGTCACACGTTCTACGTGCTGAACTTTACGAACGCGGATACGACGTGGGTGTTTGACGCCGCGACTGGCGCATGGCACGAACGCGCAGGATTCCGTAACGGCGATTTCAAGCGACACCGTGGCAACAACCACGCTCGCTTCAACGGCGACCCGCATATCGGCGATTACGAAAACGGCAAGATATACGTGTTTAGCCTTGACGTGTATGCCGACGACGGCACTGTGCAGAAGTGGCTGCGCTCGTGGCGTGCATTGCCGACCGGCGCGAACAACCTCAAGCGCACAGCGCATCACTCGTTGCAGATTGACATGGAGACAGGCGTTGGGCTTTCGGGCGTAGACCCGTTCGACCCGCCTGTTGAAATCAGCACCGAAACGTCGGTTCCGATCAATACCGAAACGGGCAACCCGCAGTTGGCGGGCAACCTCGGCTCCGAAGTGCCCGAAGACATCAATACGGAAAACGACCTCTATACGTTGGGCGTAACCGAAGACGATGGGTTGACGCTAGTTATTGACCAGTTGCCAGGAACCGTAGTGGTTGGCGCTAACCCGCAGTTGATGTTGCGCTGGTCCGACGATGGCGGCCATACGTGGAATGGCGAACGCACGACTTCGCTGGGCCGTATCGGCCAGTACGGCACTCGCGCTATCTTCCGCCGCCTTGGCATGACCACGAAGATTCGTGACCGCGTGTATGAGATCAGCGGCACCGATCCTGTCAAGGTCGCCATCATGGGCGCCGAACTTGAACTCAGCGGGACGAATGCGTAATGGCAAACATTACCAACATCCCCGCCCCTCGAGTGCCGTTCATCGACGAGCGGACGGGCCTTATTTCGCGTGAGTGGTTTCGCTTCCTTAACAACCAATTTACGTTGACGGGCAGCGGGACCACGGCTACCAGCATCGCCGACCTTGAAGTTGGCTCACCGCTCTCTTCGGTCGTAGAAGATGAAGTAGCGGTGTTGCAAAGGCAAATTGACGATCTTCAGAAAGGACCGCCTCGATTTGAACCCGGCGTCATTAACTACGGGTCGTTTTTCTCAACAGATACGCAAACGGCTACGGTAATCAATACCGCCTACGCGATCACGTACAACAACGCCGACCAAGCCTACGGCGTGTACCGCGACCCCGCCGATAGCAGCAAGATCAAAGTGACCCGCCCTGCGGTCTACAACGTACAGTTTTCGATTCAAGTGGACAAAACTTCGGGCGGCACGGGCAAGCTGTACATTTGGCCGGCTATCAACGGCACTGCGGTGCCAAATTCCGCATCGCTGATTCAGATTCAAGGCAACAACGCCGAAATCTTCTCAGCAGCTAACTTTTTTTTGCCGTTATCTAACGGCGATTACTTTCAGTTGTATTTTTCGGTAGATGATTTAAGCGTGCAGTTGCAGCATTTTGCCGCTGCCTCCCCTCACCCGGCCATCCCTTCCATCATATTGACCGTTATGCAGGTGTATGTATGACCGTTTACCTTTCAGCGTTTGCAGGTGCGGGCGCACAGTTTTTCGACGACAACGGCAACATCTTGTCGGGCGGCCAAATCTTTACTTACGCCGCTGGCACCACGACGCCGCAAGCAACCTACACGTCTTCGACGGGTAGCACGCTTAACGCCAATCCCATCATCCTAGATTCTTCTGGGCGACTCCCCGAGGATATGTGGGTAGCGGCAGGGCTGACGTATCGGTTTGTGCTGAAAGACGCCAACGACGTTCAGCTTGGCGAATACGACGACATTCCGGGCTTGAACGACGGGTCGCTGCTGTCGATTCCGTTTTCGTCCATAACCAATAAGCCGACTACGCTTGCCGGTTACGGCATCACGAACGGACTGACGACGACGGCAGCCGCATCGACGTATGCCCCGCTCGCCTCGCCGACGTTTACCGGCACGCCGCAGATTCCCGATAACGCGACGGCCAGCGCCAATCATGCCGTTGGTTATCGAGACGCTCCGCAGAACAGTCAGACAACGAACTACACGCTTGTCTTGGCGGATCGTGGTAAGTCGGTTGTGATGAACGGCACGAGCGTAACGCTGACCATTCCGGCAAACAGCGCCACGGCGTTCCCCATCGGCACCGTTATCATTATCGTTAACTTGAACAGTACGGCGCTCTCCATCGCCATCACGACGGACACGCTGACGCTTGCCAACTCTACGACGACCGGAACTCGCACCTTGGCCCGTAACGGCCTTGCCACCTGTGTGAAGATCGGCTCAACGTCTTGGCTAATCAGCGGGGCGGGGTTGACCTAATGGGCGGCGCTACGCTCGCAGCCGCGATTGCAGGCACGACCGGCGGGGCCGGTGCGGGCGTCTTTGACTTTAGCCAAGGCAGCGGGACGATTACGATTCCAACAGGCTTTACCTCACTCATCATCGAGGTATGGGGCGCAGGTGGAGGCGGCGGTTTCGGCACGATAACGTACACGGGGTTCCCCGAGTTTGAACCGCAGGACGCGCCTGGAGGCGGTGGCGGTGGTGGCGCCTACGCCAAGCGAGCAAGCATTACTATCGCTGGCGGCGACGTTGGCAAGACCATTTCCTACAGCGTTGGAACAGGCGGCGAGGGCGGCGTTCTTGGCAATCCTGTGGGCTATACGGGCGGCACGTCGTCAGTCTCTGCCGGAACCTTTATCCTTGACGAACTGGTCTGTACGGGCGGCGTAGGCGGCTTTGGCGGACTTGGCGTTAACGGCGGCAACCAAGGGGCGGGTGGCGTCCAAACGGGCGGTACGGCCCCTCCTTCGGTCAACGGTAACGGCGGCGCGGCCTTTACCCAAACAGGCGCTGCGGCCATTTCGGGCGACAATAGCCTTACGGGTGGCGCAGGTGGTGACGGCGGCGACCCAGAAGAGGGCGGCAGCGCGGGCAACGCAGGCTCTAACGGGCGCGTCAGATTCGTATTCAGTTGAGGTCATTATGGCAGTTCAAGTCAGAGTCTTAGTCCCGTCCAAGATTGCGGAGTCTTCGCAGACCACGCAGTACACGGCGACTAACGTGACGACGATTATCGACAAGTTCACGGCGACGAACTACGACACGTCCGCCCGAACGATCTCAATTAACCTCGTGACCGCCTTGGACACGTCCGGCAACCAGAACCTTGTTATCAAGGCCAAGACCCTGCTGCCCTCGGAAACCTATACGTTTCCCGAGATCGTAGGGCAGGTGCTGGCGCCTGGGGGTTTTATCTCAACGATTGCCTCCACGGCCACGTCCATTAACATCCGAGCGTCGGGGCGGGAGATTTCGTGACCGAGTTGGTGGATAACCGGGAACTAGCCTTGCGCGTCGGCTACGAGGCGACGGATTGGACCGTCCCGGTAGCACTTGAGGATTACCTAGCGGCAGTAGCCGACTGGGACGTAAAAGCCATTGTTCGGGATGACAAATGTATTGGCGCCGCGTATTTTAACGGCGACGAATTGCACGTTTCGATCCTGCCCGAATGGCGTCGGCGGTGGGCGAGTAAAGGATTGCTTAGTAAGCTGTTTGCTAGCCGCCGGGTAATGACCCGAGTGACGCCGGGGCATGAATATATGCACGGCATTTTGCAGCGATTAGGGTTTCAAGAACACAACGGACAATTTGTGAGAGGCCATTAACATGGGCATCGAAGCAGCAATCATCGGCAGCGCAGTCGCAGGCGGAATAGCCAGTTCTCGTGGCGCAAGCAAAGCCGCCCGCGCACAGCGACAGGCGGCGGAACAAGCGGCGGCTACCGAAGAGCGGATGCTGGAGCGGCAACTTGCCGAAACGGCGCCTTTCCGCGACTTATCGCTTCAGCAATTAAATCGACTTGCAGAGTTGTACGGGCCAGGGGGGCAGTACGTCAAAACCCCTACGATGGATGAGTTGCTGATGGACCCTGGTTTTTCGTTCCGAATGTCGGAAGGCGAAAAGGCGCTTGCGCGTATGCAGTCCGCTAGAGGTGGGCTGTTAGGTGGCGGCGCAATTAAAGCGGGCGTGCGGTACGGGCAAGAGATGGGATCGCAAGAATTTCAGAATGCGTTTGCTCGCGCTCGACAGCAACGGGCGGATGTCACGAACGCCCTGCTCGGGATCGGCGGGTTTGGCCCGTCACTCGCTTCTTCTGCCGCAGGCGCAATTGGGCAGACGGGCAGTAACATTGCTAACCTTCAGATGGGCGCCGGACAAGCTCGTGCGTCCGGTTACCTCGGCCAAGCCAATGCGTTGTCACAGGCGCTTGGGCAGGCGGGCATGGGTTACGGTATGTATAAAGGCGGATACTTCGGGTCGCCGTCGTCGGGATTATCCAATGAATCGCTCGGCGCGATTCTTCCCGGCGTAACGGTAACTGGTCGAAGACTAGCTAGCGTTGCCCCGTCTAGTTTTTCGGGGCCGAGGTGATATATGGCGGTCATTGGCGCAACACAACTTGAGCCGGTCAACATCCTTGGGTCGTATGTCCAAGGGCTTGAGATGGGCCGCGCTAATCGTTTGGCACAAGCCGAACAACAGCGCTTGGCGCGTCAAGGCGAGATGGAAGAGGCGCGTTTTGCGGAAGACATTGCCGCGAAACAAGCGACTCGCCGTAACGCAGAGCTTGAAGCGAAATTGAAAGGCCATCAGATGATCGCCGACTTTGCATCGGCCGCCGTTGATGAGCCGTCATACCAAGAGGTGCTGCGCAATCTGCAAGATTTGGGCGTAGACACGTCTCGGCTCCCGCCTAGCTTTGATCCGAAATTTGTGGCTCAACAGCGCCGCGCCGCGTTGACCGAAGCGCAGCGTATTGATGCCGAACTTAAAGGACGCGAACTTGGCGTGCGCGAGCGCACTGTTGGCGTACAAGAAGCGCAAGCAGAAACTGCCGCACGGCAAGAAGCTCGGTTAAGTCGTCAGCCCGCAGGCGCTGCAATTAAACCGCCAAAAGCACCAGAAGGTTACCGCTGGACGGCAGACAACGACCTTGAGTATATCCCTGGTGGTCCGAAAGACCCGAACGTCATTGGCGGCACCGAAGGCACCAAGATTGACGCCCGCGAACGCGCTAAACGAGAAGCCTCGTATCTGAAGGTAGAGCAATCTCTGCGAGCGCACAAAAACAAAACCGCCGATCTTATAACGCTGCTTTCAGAGTTGCGCGAAGACCCTGCGTTGCCAGATATGCTCGGCCCGATTGAAAGTCGATTGCCGACCTTTAGCCAAGCGACTGCGGACGCAGAAGCAAAATTGGATACTATTTTGGCTCGAGGCCAGTTCCGAGAACTGCAAGAGATGCGCAACAACTCGCCCACGGGCGGCGCCTTGGGTAACGTGTCGAACTTTGAAATTCAAGCGTTGCAAAACGCGTTTGCGCAGCTTGGCACGAAACAAAGCGTGGCAAGTTTTCAAAAGGCGATTGACCGCGCCATAGAAGAATTGCAGCGGTCTACTAACAATCTTGATACTGCTTTTGCGGATGACTTCAATTATCGAGAAGACGCTGCTCCGCGCCGAGGCCGACGCGGCGATCCGTCAAAGCGCGGCCAAGGCGCCCGAGGTACAGTAACGCCCGCTGGCACCAGTTACTCAATCATTGAGGAGTAATGGCGTGCCTACTTACCTTATCGAAGGAAAAAAGGTACGCGCTGAAAAGCCGCTGACCGAAGAAGAAATTGACTACATAGGCGCGTCTATTCGCGGCGCTCCTGCGCCTGCGCCTGCGCCTGCGCCAGAAATACCTGCCGCACGCCGAGGCCCATCACTTGCCGACATCGGCGACCGTGCAACGGGCTTCCGCGCACAAGTCGAAGCAACGGGCATGACGCCCCAAGAACGACAAGCGGCAGTACGCGGCATCATTCCAGTCGCCGTTGGTTTGGCAGCAGGCCCGGTACTTGGCGCAGCTACTCGCGCCGCAGGCGCTGCATTGCCGGCAATTCAACGCGCTACTACGCCGCTTGCGACCGCTTTTGAAACCGGCGGCATCCAGACAGGCTTGACGCGAACGACGCCTGCTGCTGCCCGAGTCACTGCTCGAGTTGCGGGCGGCGCGGTTCCGGGCGCAATTACAGGCGCCGTTATGTCGCCGGAAGAGGCTGCGACAGGCGCAGCGATTGGCACGGGCGTGGCATTGCTTGCGCCTCCGGTAGCGCGGATTGTCGCCAAGGGCGGCGGCGCTGTTGTTGACGCTTTGGCAGGCCGTACCGCCGATGTTCGAGCAAACCAACTGATTCGCCTTGCGGCAAACGATGAAGTCAATGCGCTGCGTGCCGCGATGACCGCGCAACCAGACGTTCCGGCGAGTCGCGCTGCGGCAGACCTTGATTTGCCCGTATTGCAAGCGTTGCTCGCCGAAGCGGAAAAGAAAGACCCGCGTGGCGTTGTCAATGCGTTCCGGCAACGCGAGGCGCAGGACACAATTAACGAGTTGTCGCGTATTGCGGGAGGCCCGACTGCTGAGACGGCGCGTGCTGCTCGAGAGTCGGCAAAAGGCACGCTCACCGCCGTCACCGCGCCGATGCGCGAAGGGGCTTTTGAGGCCGCCGCCCTTACGGGCAGAGTGATGCCGAAACTAGAAACGATTGCCACCGAAGCACGGACAGCCGCGAAGCAAGCGGCGGACACCGTTCGCCGCGTCAGCAATGCCGTTAACAAAGCCGACGATTGGGCAAGTTCATGGTTTGCACGCAGAGGCGTGGGCGAACCTGGCGTTCGGTTACCGGGCCGCGTAGAAGCGACAACGACATTCCCCGGACAACTTGCCGCTTCCGGTCGCGCTCGTACCATTGGCGGTCCTTTTGAGCGTCAAGTAATTGAAGAAGGCGGCGCAGTAGCACGCGGGATTAGCCGTGCAGCAGAGGAATCACAGCGTGCTGGCGCTCGCGCTCGAGCCGCAGAATCAACGTTGCAAAGCATGAAAGACCGTGGATTGAAACCGATCACGGCCGCAGACTTGACCGGCCCGATTAGCCGTCAGTTGCGCAATCCCGACATTGCCACGAACCGCGAAGCCTCTGCGGCACTGACGCGCATCAACGAGATGCTCGGCGATTGGACTAACGAGTTCGGCGTTGTGACGCCGGAAGCGTTGTACGCCATCCGCAAGAACGGCGTCGCAGGCGTAATCCGCGAACTGAACCCCGGCATGGACGCCAAATCGCAGGATCGACTTGCCGCAAGTGTGCTGACCAAGGTCAAGCCGCTGTTTGACGAGGCCATCGAAAAGGCGGGCGGCAAAGGGTTTAAGGATTACCTCACGACGTTTGAGCGAGGGATGTCGGACATTCGCGGCATGGAACTCGCCGACAAGATCCGCACGATGTACAAGGAAGGCCAGAAGCAACAGATCGTTGACCTTATCGCAGGCGAGTCGCCCGATGTCATCGAAGACCTGTTCGGTTCCGGTCGCTACAAAATTAGCGAAGAAATGGCGAAGGATATGCCGCTGCTGCGGCGCATCGCGGACACCGTTGGCGCTGATCTCAAGGCAGTGCAGCAAGCTGCTGCCGGTCGTGCAGCGCTTACCGAAGCGCAGCGCAAGACGAGCGCACGGTTGCGCTTTCCCTTCTTCACTCGAGCCTCTACTGCTGTTAACGAAGTGGTGGCAGGGCTTGAGCAAAAGATTAAAGCAGAGACGCTTGACGTATTAATTCGCGCCGCACAGTCGGGCCGCGACTTTAATCGCGTGTTGGATGCGTTGCCAACCAGAGAGCGTAACGCTTTCCTTGCGCAGTTCAAGAATGCCGAATCGTGGAGTCGCTTTAGCACGCAGGTGGCGAACGCTGCCCGCACGTATGCAACCACGCAAACGGCAGAGCCTGTTCCTACTAACGCCTTGAGGCCATGACGTGAACGAGTATCAAGTGTTATTCAACATCATTCTTGGCGTAGCGGCGTTCTTCGGTGGGTGGATGGTTAACAACCTAACCCGCAGCATCGAGCGTCTGGATAAAGATGTTCGCCAGATGCCGCTCACGTATGTCAGCCGTGCTGATTACCGGCAGGACATCAACGAGATTAAAGATATGCTCGGCAAGATATTCGACAAGCTCGACACCAAGGTGGACAAATGAGCGAGCCAGTAGACATCGAACTCTTTAAGGCACAGGTCCAGGCTGAACTCAATCGCCTCGAGGCGAAAGCCTCTGCGAAGACCGTAGCAGGCAAGGCCATCGGCAAGGACGGCCTCAAGTACATTACGGCTATCGTGGTGATCGGCGTCGTCTCTAGCCTGTTTCTGGACAACGACAAGATCGCGGCGGTGATGGGATTGCTTGGCGCTTCGTTGACGGCGCTGATCTCCATGCTGAATGGGATCGCGGGGACCGTTGAGAAGGAAGAGAAGCCCGAGTATGCGGTCATCAAGGAACTCATTGCCAAACTGGATCGACTGGATCGGAAAGAAATGCCGATGCGGGTAGACGTAGAGGGCGACCACGTGACCGTCACCAAGGGCGATGACGTAGTGAGGGCTTCCAAATGATGACGATGGTTAGCACGTTCCTATCGTTCTTGGCCGGTGGCCTGCCCAAGATTCTGCAAATCTTCCAAGACCGGCAGGACAAGAAGCATGAGCTTGCGTTGGTTGCCGCACAGAAAGAGCGTGAACTAGCCCTCGCAGAACGCGGTTTTATCGCGCAGGCACGGGTTGAGGAAATCAAGCTGGAGCAAATCCAGACCCAGACCGCTGCCGAGGAACGGCAGGCGCTTTACAGCCACGACGTAGAGATCGGCAAAGGCGCAAGCCAATGGATGATTAACCTGCGTGCCTC